CCTCTTTTCCGTACAGTTCCGAAACTCGCCGGCAGAGGCGCTGTGTGGCCGTCTGCTGCGAATCGAGGAACGGGGTGGCACGCACCCCCGGCCGGGAGGGTAGCACGGTGCGATTCGTGCGCGTTACCGCAGGTCATGCGTGGCGAGCCGTTACGAGCGTGGTCGCCTGGTCGGCTATCGTTGCCGGCATGAGGTCATGCAGCCACTGCTCCACGCGTCTCTCTCCCCTCGCGCGCATCGACGCGCGTTACTGCTCGACCAGGTGCCGAGTCGCAGCGCATCGTGCGCGCCCTCGAGCGATCGTCCCCGACGAGCTCGCTGCCGAGGAACGGTGGATCCGGTACTCGAGCACGAAGGTCCCGTTGACGACGCGTGGTTGGCCGGCCTCGAGCACGAAGCCGTCGACGTGGGCGACCTGGTCGGAAGCTGCATCCTCGAGCGTGGGTGCCGGCCCCGGATTCGTTCTGAATGGTGACGGCATTGTCTGCATCGACCTCGATCACTGTCTCACCGACGGTGTGCTCGAGCCGTGGGCCGACGAGATCCTGCGTGCGTGCCCTGGCACCTACATCGAGGTCAGTCCCTCCGGTGATGGTCTCCACATCTGGGGTCGTGCCGACGGTTTCACCGGTGGTCGCCGGTTCGCATGGCACGGTGGCATGGTCGAGGTCTATGCGACCGAGCGTTATCTGACGGTGACGAGCCGACCGTTCAAGGGGTCGAAGCGTCGTCTCGCTGACCTGTCGAATCTGATCGCATGGATCGTGGGGACCTGATGCCGACTCCGAAGAAGGCGACTGGAGCGAACAAGGCCACGCCGGCCAAGCGTGCCCGAAAGGCGACGCCGGCTCCGGTGTACGGTCGCAACCGAACAGCGATCGAGACGATGGTTCAGGCGCTCCGAGATTCGGGTCGTCTCGAGCCCGTCGATGAAGCCAGGGTGACAGCAGCCCTCGCCCTGGCTGATGCCGTCGATTCCGACCCGACGAACGCATCCTTGTGGCGCGAGTATCGGGCTGCCGTCGAGACACTCAGGCAGGCTTCGGATGGTGGCACGGATGACTTCGCAGCACTCATGGCAGGACTGTCTGCCGAGGTGGGCGACAGCAAGAACACCAGGACGGGACACGCTCGGTCCTGAAGTCGCAGCGATTGCGAAGCAGTTGGGCCAGGAGCTGATGCCGTGGCAACGGCTCGTGGCTGACGTGGGTCTCGAGCTCGATAGTGAGACGGGCCTGCCGGTGTTCCGGGAGATCGTGGTCACGGTGCCTCGTCAGTCGGGGAAGACGACGCTGGTGCTGGCTTGGGAGTTGCAGCGCGCCCTGCGTTGGGCGCAGCCTCAGCGGTGCGCCTATACGGCGCAGACCGGGTGGGATGCTCGCCGGAAACTCATCGACGACCAGGCACCCCTTCTGAATGGGAGCCCATTCAAGGTCGCGGTGGATCGCGTTTTCCGTGGTGCCGGGACCGAGGCCATCGTCTTCAAGAACGGGTCGAGGATCGACGTCCTCGCCACATCCGAGGCTGCCGGCCACGGACGCACCATCGACCTCGGAGTCATCGACGAGGCCTTCGCAGACACCGATGACCGGCGAGAGCAGGCCCTGCTTCCGGCAATGGCGACCAGGGCCTCGGCGCAGATTCTCGTCGTCTCCACTGCCGGCACTGACGCGAGCATCTACCTGAATCGGAAGATCGAAGCCGGCCGAGCTGCTGTTACGAACTCCGATAACAGGGGCATCGCCTACTTCGAATGGTCTGCGAGTGATGAGCAGGACATTGACGATCCGGCGACGTGGTGGTCCTGTATGCCGGCACTGGGCCACACGATCAACGAGCAAGTCGTCCAGCACGCTCGAGCGACCATGAGCGAGGGCGACTTTCGGCGCTCCTGGTTGAACCAGCAGACGACCTCCGATGAGCGAGTGATTCCGGCCTCGGTCTGGGATCCAGTCTGCGACCCATCGGTAAAGCCCGAGGGCCGGCTGGTATTCGCTGTCGACGTCAACCCGGAACGCTCGGCAGCAGCAATCGCAGTCTCTGATGAACAAGGCCGAGTCGAACTCATCGAACATCGGCCCGGTGTCCCGTGGGTCGTGGACCGATTGAAGGAACTGGCCGAACGCTGGTCTGCCGTGATCGTCCTCGACGGGTATGGGCCGGCCGGTTCACTCGTCGACCAGCTCGAGGACCATGGGGTCCGCGTTGAGAAACTGACCGGCCGTCAAGTCGCGAACGCGTGTGGCGCGTTCTACGATGCAGTGTCAGATCGGAAAGTCCAGATCCGATCGAACGATCTGCTCGACGATGCCATCGCCGCGGCCCGTCGCCGGTCCTCCGGTGACGCATGGGCCTGGGCTCGATCGGATACTCAGTCGGACATCTGTCCTCTGATGGCGATCACCTTGGCATTCGATCGAGCCACAACGTCGAAGACCGGTCGGTCTGGAGAACTGTGGATCGCATGGGACTGAATCGGAGCACGATGGCAACGATCATCGAGATCCTCGGTGGTATCGCTCTCACCTTCGGGTTCGGGCTTCTGGCAATCTGGGCTGGGCTGATCGTCGCTGGTCTGCTCCTCATCCTGTTCGGAATGGCACTCGAAAGGTTCGAGTCGTAATGGTTGGTGGTCGATAGATGCTCGGACGACTCATCCCCTGGTCTGCCGAGGAACGCGGCATCTCCATGACGGACTATCAGGACCTGTTCACCAGGTTCGGTTTCAACGGTGTCCAGTACGTCGTGCCGTCCGGCAATGTGCAGGAACTCACGGCCCTCGAGGGCGCGAAGAATCCGATCGTCGCAGCGTGCATCCATGCGCGCATGATGGTGTTCTCCGAGGCCCGGTTCACGTTCCAGCGTTACTCGGCCAGCCGGCCCGGCGAGATGTTCGGCACCCCCGATCTCGGGATCCTCGAGCAGCCCTGGGCATCGGCCACGACCGGTGACCTCCTCGCCAGGATGGAAGCCGACGTCAGCCTCTTCGGCAACTCCTACTGGGTCCGAGCGAACAACGAGCTCGTCCGACTCGACCCGGCACGCGTCCACATCGTCACCGGTGACGTAGCCGACCAGATCACGACCCGATCCGTCGGTGAGCGTCTCGTCGGATACAGCCTCGTCGACGAACAGAACAACGAGGTCGCGTTCTTCAACCCTGGCGAAATCTGTCACTACAAGCCCCTCGCATCGCCCCTGTCCCCGTTCCGTGGACAGTCCTGGCTCTCTGCCGTCATCCAGGACGTGCAGGTCGACGGGGAACTCACGAACTACAAGAGCGCCTTCCTGTCGAATGCAGCGACCCCGAACATGGTCGTCTCCTTCGATCCCACGATCACCAAGGAAGCGTTCGACAAGTTCCGAGAGTCGATGGAAGCCCGGCACCGTGGAACGGCCAATGCCTACCGGACGCTGTACCTCGGCGGTGGTGCCGACGTGAAGGTCGTCGGAGCCAACTTCGAGCAGATCGCGATGAAGGCCGTCCAGGGTGCTGGAGAGACCCGGATCGCAGCAGCAGCCGGCGTCCCGGCCTCGATCCTCGGCATCAGCGAAGGTCTCGCCGGCTCTAGCCTCAACGCCGGGAACTACGGCGCAGCCCGACGCCGGTTCGCAGACGGCACCCTCCGACCCCTCTGGCGTTCAGCGTGCGGTGCCCTCCAGACCATCGTTCCTCCCCCCGATGGTGGGGCACGACTCTGGTACGACGACCGTGACGTCTCGTTCCTTCAGGAAGACGTCGACGACGCAGCAGCGACCCGGCAGAAGGACGCACAGACCATGCGTACCCTCGTCGATGGTGGATTCGATCCGGCCAGCGTCGTCACCGCGGTCACCCAGGGCGACATGAGCAAGCTCATCCACACCGGTCAACTCTCCGTCCAGCTGCAGCCTCCCGGTAACACGGAGCCCACGGTCTGATGCCGTACCACGTCGACGATCAGCACCCCGACTGCTCGGGCTACGCAGTCGTCAAGGACGACACCGGCGAAGTCATCCCCGGTGGATGCCACCCCACCCTCGACGATGCCGAAGCCCACCTCACCGCGGTCAACATCGCAGAGTTCGGACAACGAGCCGTCGACCTCGAGGTCCCTGCCTACATTCGAGATGCAGCAGCACGCGGCCTCGAACTCCGTGCCGAAGGCAAGGGTGGCGACGGCCTCGTAGCCCGTACCATTCGAGAAGCCCGAAACATGGCAGCCGGCCAGATCACCAGCGACAAGGTGATCCGAGCGAACGCCTGGGCAGCACGCCACGCAGTCGACCTCGAAGCCACACAGAACACCGACCCGGAAGCAGACGGCTGGCCCGGCAACGGAGCAGTCGCCCACTACCTGTGGGGAATCGACCCCACCGACCCGAACCCGGCACGCGAATGGTTCGCCCGAAAGGCCGAAGCCATCGCAGCTGACCAGGAGACCAACATGACCGACGCTCGCAGCATCGACGAGACGATCTACCCCGTCGCCCCGGCCCAGGCTGCCGTCTACCAGGCACTCGAGGACATCGTCGAGATCCACGGCAAGTTCGACCAGTCGACCGGTCCGAACGGTGCCCACTACGTCGCAGAGTCCCCGTTCGCCAGCGAAGGCCTCGTCTGCTCCAACTGTCTCTTCTACGAGGGTGCGCGCGCCTGCGAGATCGTCCAGGGCGACATCGCCCCGGAGGCGATCTGCAAGTTCTGGCAGATCCCCGAAGCCCTCGTCGTCGAAGGTGACCAGCCGGCCCCGGCCCCCGAGATGCAGACCGAATCCCTCTCGCGCGACAACCTGTCAAGGATTGTCGAGTTCCGGGCCATGCCGTCCGACGACGGTCTCACCCTCCAGGGATACGCGGCCGTCTTCAACGAGTGGACGACCATCGACTCGTGGGAGGGCACGTTCCGTGAGCGCATCGCACCCGGTGCGTTCAAGCGCACTCTCGGACAGCGGATGCCGGTCCTCCAGTTCGACCACGGATCCCATCCCCTGATCGGCAGCATCCCCCTCGGCCGGATCACCAGCATCGTCGAGGACGAGCGTGGCCTCAAGGTCAAGGCCCGACTCTCCGACAACTGGCTCGTCGAGCCCGTCCGAGACGCGATCCGAGACGGTGCCATCAACGGCATGAGCTTCCGATTCTCCGTGCCGGCCAACGGCGACAAGGTCGTCCGAGGTCAGGACGGAATGCTCGAGCGCACCATCAACGAGATCGCCCTCTACGAGGTCGGTCCCGTCGTCTTCCCGGCCTATGAGGCCACCAGCGTCGGTGTACGCTCCCGACAGGCGCTCGACGCGCTCCAAGACCCCGAGGTCCGAAGCGAACTCGCCCGGATCCTCGCAACAGGCACCGACGTCAAGTCGCTCGCCACCAGTCCCGACCCGGTCGCAGACCACTCGGGATCCACTGCTACCGACTCGGATCAGATCCACTCGGAGCCGAACCCCCGATCCCGAGCCCAGCGCGAAGCACTGGTTGCTCTCTACCTCAAGTGAGGACCCCCATGAACCTGCACGAACTCCGTGCCCAGGTCGAGGAGATCCGGTCCACCGTGGTCCGACTCTCCGAGATCGACAACATCACCCCCGAGGACGACGAGGAGCTCACCGCGGCCCTCGAGGCCTACGAGGCGCGCAAGGGCGAGCTCGAGGAGCTCGAGGCCCGTGCCCAGCGCATCGAGGCTGCGAAGGCCCAGGCGACGCAGCGTCACGCCGGCATCGACTCCCCGACCATCCTCAAGCGAGTCGAGCCGTCCGCGCTCGACCTCCGTTCGGCCACCCGTGGTGAGCTGCGCGACGCGGCCCTCAAGGTCCTCGAGACCGAGGGTCGTGGCCTCGCTGCCCACCAGGAGGACCACGTCGACCAGCTGCTCCGGACCAAGACGGCCTACACCGACGGTGCCGTGATCGCGAAGCGGATGCTCGTCACCGAGTCCGACGCCTACCGTTCGGCGTTCGCCAAGGCGATCAGCCAGCCGGTGCCGGCGTTCGACGCGGAAGAGGTCCGTGCGATCAACGAGTTCCGTGCCATGAGCGAGGGCACCGACACGGCCGGTGGCTTCGGCATCCCGGTCCTCATCGACCCCTCCATCATCCTCACGTCGGGCGCTGCGGCTGCTCCGGTCCTCAACCTGGCCCGAGTCATCACCGTCACCACCGACGAGTGGAAGGGCGTCAGCTCGGCCGGTACGTCGTGGTCCTACGACGGTGAGGGCACCGCGGTGTCGGACGACAGCCCGACCCTCGCCCAGCCGACCGTCCCGGTCTACACGGCCCGCGGCTTCATCCCGTTCTCCGCGGAGATCGGTGCTGACTACGTCGGCTTCGCGGCCGAGATGCGTGCCCTCCTCGACCAGGGCTACATCGACCTCGTGGCGTCGCAGACGATCACGGGCTCGGGCTCGGCCTCCCCGACCGGCATCTTCACGGCCCTCGACGCGAACACCAACGTCGAGGT